TGCCGCCGTTCGAGACGAGGGCAGTAGACTTGTAGCACTGGAAGCCAGCAATGTTGCCCAGCGACACAAGGCCGTTACGCAGCGGGGAAGTCGCATCGCCAGTTACCTGAACTTCTGCGAACTTCGCACCAGCCGAGAACAGGTGCTTGTAGAAAGCCGGAGGAGCAACGAACCAGCGGTTCTCTTCCGGAACAGACTGGTCGTCGAGGGCTTGAGCCATCACCAGCATGGTGTTGACTGCAGTGTCGCCCGGAGTGGTTGCACCACCGATGTCGAGAGCCGAACCCAGAGTACCGATGTCGGAAATCTGTGCAGTTTCAGCACCGGACTCGCCGGTCAGACCCGCACCCGATGCCATAGCAGTCAGGATGTTGGCGTCATAGTTACGCTTCAAGGAGTACGCACCCGAAGAGGTGGCAAGTGCCTCGAAGTTAACGTGAGACTGACGCTCTTCGATGTCGTCAATCTTGAATGCAAAAGCATTGGCCTGATCGACAACCATAGTTGTCTGATCGTCAGCCAAGTCCTGCGGGTTTACTACTGAACCACGCGCATACGAAGAAACCGTGATGGTTGGTTCCTTGATGATGCGAACGGTGTCGCCAAAGTTCTCGATTTCGCCAGCGTAGTCGGTATTCGTAATATCTTCTGCAACCGAAGCGCGACGGAAGAATTTGAGAACCTTTTGGCTGAAGATTTCCGGCGTAAAGTTACCGGAAGGCAGGTTGTTGTGACCTGCAGCGCGATCAAAAGCCATTGATCTTTCCTTCCTATTTGAGGTTTAAGGTTAGTTGTTGTAGTCGATTCGGCCTTCTGCCCGTGCGGCATCGAGTTCTGCTTCCATCTTCTCGAATTCCCACGGCTTCATCTTGCCGATTTCTGATGCCTTCCAGATTCGTCCATCACCCTTGGCGGAGGAGACTTCCCGCGCTGCGGGCCGAGTCACTGCCTCTGCGGCAGATGATGATTTCTTAGAAGGTTTCTTTTTTAGGCCAGCATCGGCCTTGTATAGGTCGATGACCCGTGCTGCCAACTTTGCATCCGTATTGTTTTTGTAGATGCCGTCAGCGATTGACGAAGGCTGATCTTCAAGCCAAGCCAGAAACTTTTCATCCTGTTTGATGGTATCAAAATCAGGGTGGAAGTTGAGAAGTTCTTGATAGGCACTCTGCTTCTCAAGTTCTTTTTCTCGTTCCTTTATAGTTCCCAACTCTTCACGAAGTTCAGAAACCTGCGCCTCGGTCTGCAGCGACGAAACAGTCTGGACTACTTCGAACACTTCAGGATACCGCCGCCTAAATTCTTCAAGCTCCTCTAGGGTCCGGGGCGGAGACATGCCCTGCGGCAGTTGTGCCGTCTGGCCGGATGCTCCGTTTTTAAGACCTTCGATCTCCTGTTTGAATTCAGAAATCTTGGCATCATAATGCTTTTTCAAGTCATCATACCGTTTTTTGTAGTCGTGGTCGGTTTCTTGTTTTTGTTCTACGAAGCTGGTGCTTTCCTGCGGAGTGGCCTCTTCGGGGTCCGCTTGTTGTGCCTCTACAGCTTCTTCCGCTTCATCGTCGTCTTCGTTGTAGACTTCGTCGCGGTACTTTCCACGATACAGAGTGTCATTGTTGACTGTGCCGAATGAGTCGTTCGGCTTGTTGGCACGGTGGCCTTTCACTCGTTTTGCCATTTTATTACCTCACTTGCGGGGCCACTTGGCTGTGGGTAGCCGCTCCGGTTGTGTCGGGGCCGTATTAACGGGTAGCCGACGAATCCCTTTTGGGTTTTGGTTTCGGTAACACCCCTAAAGGCCGTTCAGGTTTTTCCGGTTTTGGAAGCGATGGATAAACCATAGGCTCGGTTACCGAGGGAAAATCTTTGTTTTCTGCGTACCAGCTAATCATGCGATCAGCACGGTTACGTGTCTGTCTGGCTTTATCGGACGACTTGCCTCGAAGAGGCTTAATGATGCCGTCGTAAAGAGCGTCGTATGCGTCACCGCCCTGAAAGCCTTTTAAGAAACTGTGTCTAATAGTTACGTGTCTGCTCTTATCCTTGTTACGGAAAGAACCTTCCTTACCTTTACCCGGCTTAGTCTTGAAATTGCCGACGTAATATTCAGTGAACATAATCGCCTTGTCTACGGGATTGTTCGGGGAAGGAATGTTGTAGCTTTTAAGAAATGCCTCGAACTCTTCGTGCTTCTTTCGTTGGACAGTCAAGTTCAAGTCTTCAAGAGTCTTTTGATCTTCGATAGTCAGCGGATCTTTCTTCAACGCTGCGCGGGCTTTGGCCCCCACTTTAGGAACGAAACGACCTTGTTCATTCTTTTTGCCGACATACGGAGTAAGCTTTGCCAGCATTTCTGAACTAAGGCCCATACGTTCCAAATCAGTGATGGAGTGCTGGCCAATATCGAATCCTCGACCAATAGTTACACCACTCGCATTCGTGGGAACGTAGCCTGTCTTCTTGTTATCCTCGGCTACTTGAAGGGCGCTGCGTACTGTCTCTTCGTACTCAGAAGGTGCAGGGAGCGGAGTAGAGGGCTGTGCAGCCTGAATAGGACCGGCGGGTGGATCTTGTGGGCGCTCAACAAAACCCTGATCTTCGGAAGGAGTTCCAGCGATTTTAGGCTGGGGATCTTCCTCTCCAAGACCAAACAATTTACTCAGGAATCCACCGATTGCTGCCCCCGTAGGCTGCTGGCCGCTCTCTTCGATACGTTCTTGTGTTTCTTTTTTACCGCGATTGTTGATCTTACGGAGACGGTCGTAACCAATGATTCGGGCCAGTTGGGGCGGTACGATTACCTCGCCACGAGATACCGCCACATCCACTGCTTTCTCGTACACCGGGCGATCTACCTTAAAGACGCCCTGTTCACGGGCTGCAGCGTATGCCTCAAGTATCATCTTCTTGATGTCTTGACTGCCAGCTTCTTCTACAGCGGCAGCGTTGATGACAAAGGTGCCTTCCTCGACCTGCATATTCTTGTCGTCAGCTACCTTCTGATCATCGTTGAATTTTGACGGTGGACCTTCAACAAAGCCAACGGGTGTGGCCATAGCTTGCCCGCCCTGCTGTAGGCCGACGCGACCACCTTTTCGGAACCCAAAGTCAAAAGAGTAATCCGCCGCGTCCTCGGAGCCGCCAAAGCTTTCCATGATATCCGCTTCGGCTTGAGCCGCCGAGTAGTAATCGCCGCTGTCATCGCCGCTATCTTGAGGACCGGCCTTTGCGGCAGCTTCGCTTTGAGGAGTTTCGGCTGCAGTCTGCTGCGCGATAGTCTTACCAGACATAGCATTCTCGCGCTGCATACGAGTAAGAGCATCAGAAAGGTATGTAGCGTCTCTATGCTTCCCGCTGACAGTGCCAAAAGCGCCTGTCTTGGCTTGCGCCTCTTGAAGTGCGGATACGAACTGTGCCTCTGTAACACCGTACTTTGATCTTGCGGCGTCGTAGGCTGCAGCGAACTGCTCGTTCTTTGTTCCTGCAGCACCTGTCAGCTTGGCACCACCGCCAAATGTGCCGATAAAGTAACCCGTCTCAGAGACGTTGCCGCCCACTCTAAAGGCGGCATCCGCATCCATCAGACCCTTCATGCCGGTCTTCGACCACGTATTTGTATTGTTGTCGTACTCGTCCTTGAGGGTGCCGGAGATGAAGCCTTCTTTTGTCGCTTCAATACCGAGCATCTGCTGCTGGGACAGATTGCCGAGGTTGCCAGTATACCTGTAATCACCGGGTGCGCGACTAACCATCATATTGTTGACAGTCATCAGTGAGCCAGCTTTACCGCCGACAAGATTTACAGCGGCTGCATTCTTTGTGTGAAAGTGAAGCGCCGCGTCAAGGGCGAAACCAGCCAAGCCAGCGGGACGAAGAGTAGTCTCTTTTCCAAAGGGAGCTTCTACCTGCTTCCCCATGAAGGTGCCAGCGGCTGTGGCAAGAACTGGACCCATCCCGGCGGATATAGGGGCAATCGCACCCTCTTTCTTTACATCGGCTTGAATGCCCGGTCCTTTTGTAGCCTTCATATAGTCCTTTACAAAGCTATCTGAAAGGTCTTGTGTGCCCGCTTTCGCGAAATCTTTTATATTTAAGTCAAAATCGCTAGATCCGTCACCGTAGCTGTACGAACGAACATCAAACGCAGAACGTCGTCCCTGCTGGCCTAAAGCGTACTGTGTGGCAGAGACTATGGCCTCTTCATCACCGACTGGACGAAGGGCTTGATCAGACAGAACAGTAGGGGTAGTGTCTTCGTCTTCGTCCTCATCTTCTGCGACTGTCGTGACATCAACGCCCGTCCCCAAACTGCCGCCGTAAAAATTGACGTATCCTTGATACTCTTCGGGAGTGTAAGTGCGCTGAGACGTAAAGAAGTTAATGGCTGGATTTTCGGCTTCTCCGCCTTCTGCCAGCTTCTGACGAAAGTTCGGGGACTCAGGATCAAGTTCAGTCTCAATCCGATTCATGCCTTCCGCGTAACCGGAAAAGTCGTCCACCTCAGACGGCAGTTTCTTTTCTTCTTCCTCTTTACGTCTTTCATAATAAGTCGGAGGAGCGGGCTGAATCTCCATGTATTTATCGCGCTGTGTTTGTTCTTGATATTCGCGATTGACAAGACCCTCACCCATCGTATCGGGCGTTTTATACAGAGGGGCAGCTTCGCGAATTACTTTTCCAAGGAGTGCATCGTCAAACGTTTTACCTGCGTATCTGTTAGGCTCCGACCCGACCATAGCGCGGGCTGTTCCATCTGGGTTGAAGAACATGTTTCGCTGCGAGAATACTTCTTCAGCAAGTTCTTTTTGAGTCTGAGTGTAACTATCGTATTCCTCACCCACAATACGACGAAGATCGTCGCTAGTTCGTCCGATTGCGTCCTTGAGCATCTCTATCCCTTCACGGGTATCTGCAGTACGTTCGGTTATTTGTGGGTTACGAATTGCCATCGACTTTAACTACTCGCTCATAGTTCGTCTTCAGTTGTGCCAGCATTTCCAGTAAAGCCAGCTTCCCCTGCGTTTGGCGCAGTTCCGACTCCGATTGTGCCGTTACCACGGCCCGAATCATCGACTCCCGGAGGTCCACTAGGTACTCCTCCATTAGGGGCCATTCCTTGTTGTTGAGGAGCGGAGCCAGCTTCCTCGCCTGTTCCTTGTTGAGCATTAGCCATCATCCCTTGCAGCATCTGTGCGTATACTTGTGCCTCGTTTACGTCGTTGACGAGACTATCCGGATCAATATCCTGTGAGATAGCCAACTCCCGCATGAGGTTCGGAAGCTTGATAAACGGTGCCAGCATCGGGTTAGATACTGTCTGGAGCAGTGAGGTGAGGCGCTGTGTGCGTACTTCTTTCTGCATCACTGCAGCTACACCGCGAGGCTTGATTTCAAGATCGCCCTCGACATCTTCTACATTTTCGTTGAACTGCATATTCCACTGGAAGTACGCTTCACCGATTGTCTTCAAGAGGTAGTCGTCGATGTTTTTAATGACTGTCTTCATGGACAGTCCCGCACTGCCCATCAACATAGACAGCCCTGCTGCTGTGCGTCCGGTGCCGGTTACGCCCGTCTGGCCGTGCATGATAGACGGGATGCCTGTCTCTTCGTCTGCAAGCTGTCGGCTGATCTGATACATCTGAATGTTTTCAGGGGCAGTGTTCGGGAACTTAAGGCCATTGATTGCCGTGCCCGTTACACCCGACTGACGACGGAAGATCTTACCGGGGAAGATATCCATATTCTGTCCGGGGACAAGAGAAGCTTCATCTACGTCAAAGACAAGGTTGCCAGCAAGAGCGAGATTGTCGATTGCCATACGAACGTGACCGTTCATCAGCATCTGGGCGTCTTCCATGTTTTCTGCGACACCAACACCCCAGATTTGATATGGGTTGATTTCGAACGGAAACGCTGCGTAAGGAATACGTGCGGGAGTGAACGGATTGACTACGCACCGAAGAACCTCGTTGCCACACACCCAGACGTTTACTTGAAGCTGGTCGAACTCCGACATGTCTTCAGCTTCTTGCAGACCTACTTCATAGGCGAACTTGGCGTCTAGAACGCCCCAATATTCAAGAACCTCAAACCGATTCTCTTGGTAATACGCCTCAGTTTCGTCCTCACGGATAGTATCTTCGTAATACTTGTCCTCGTAGTTTGGACCTTTGGCTATGGCGTTTTGGATGGCTTCTGCGTCGAAGTGAGGCCGCATGATAAGGGAACGAAGCTGTTGCCTGTTCATGCGGTGACGTTCAATTACGTACTCACAGTCTTCGATAGAGGTGGCAGACGGATCGGGATGAAAGTCCCAAACAGATACTGTTTCAATGCGAGGGACAGTCTTTTCGTAGGGAGTGTAGGTGCGCTCCCCCATTTCGTCTTTTTCCCACTTGTGGATACGCTTGTAAAAGTTAAACGGTCCCTTTACAACACCGGTCCCAAGGAGAGCAGATTCAAAAATAGCTTTCCTAAAGACATTGACTGCGTTAGTATCCAGTAGCTGATCATGGATTACCTTCTCCATGCGACGGGCTTGTTCCGCCGCAGGTTCGAACTGAGGCTCCCCAACTTTAGCTTTGCCGGGAAGAACCATGTCTCCAAGCTCTTTTCCGTACGTACCGAGAGAGTGCGGCTGGGATGCGGAAAGTCCGCCGGGGCCGATCTCTCTACCGTCTCCCGGAAATCCGTACGGATCAGTTTGGCCGGGAAGATCATCGACAGGAGTACGCATGTGGGCGAACTCTTCGATACCTTCCGGCACAGGCGTGGATTCAACCACGATAGGAAACTTCTTGTTGGCAAAGAGAATGTCTACAATTTGTCCATAAGCCGCAAGGACTTTGGTCTTCGTAATCTTGATGAAGACCTTTGACCTTTCAGAGTCTCTGTACTGTGTTGTCGAGTCGTAGATGCCACGGAAGTTCTTATACGCTTGCAGCCACCGCTGTTCGTACGTGTACCGTCCATTCTCTGCATCTTCAAACTTAGAGCGAATGTGACCCGCAAGACCCGGCATCTTTTCTTCCGGGTTCACAATGGGTACAGAGGCTTCCTCGTCTGGCTCTAGAAAATTGTCAGCCATGAGTTTTCCTTAGTAATCGCGCTCTTCTGCAAGGCGCATAACAGCCGCATCGACAGTTGTCTTTGTCTGCTTCTTCGGCATGTCTTCGGTCAGAACGTCAGTTTTTGCGCGAGTGTCAAACTCAAGACCTTCGCGGTAAAGCTGATCCGCACCCATCTGATCATCGACAGATGTAGTGCAAGCGGCGTTGATGTATCCTTCGCCGTAGTTGTAGTTATTGTTTGGCATGATTTCCTCCGTTAGGGTTTGCCAGCTAGTCTAGCTTCTGCGGCTGTTGCAAGCCGCCTCGCACCGGGCCTACCTTTTGCCACTTGTGCGATCATACGATCCCGTGCTTCTTGATCTGTAACTACGCTTTCACGTTCTTCAGACACTACGCCCGGAAGCATTGTCTCAGCGGCTACCGCCGCCACTCCGCCAATGGCAGGGATAACGCCGCGCTCTCCCTCTTCACGCTCAATACCAAAGAGGTCTGCAGTAGCTTGCATTCCCCTTTCGGCGGCGACATCGTAGGGGTCAACTTCGTCTTCTTCTAAAAGCGCCTTGTCGATCAGCGCACCTGCCAGATCACCCAGTGGTCCCGGTGCAGCTTTTGCGCCTGTAGAGATGCCGGAGATTGCACCCGCAAGACCGTATTTAGCCAGCTTTCCTTTCAGCCCCGTAGAAGGTGCCTCAGACAGTGGTGGATTCTCGACAAGTTCTTTCTCTGCAGCTATAATAGCCCGTTCATCCGCTCGAATAGCACTGGCTTCAGCGAGTTGGCGTTGTCGCCTCCGTATAGCTTCCTCGTCTATTTCAACGGGTCGGGCCGCGCGTTGTGCAGCTTCAGTTTCCCTTTGCTCCTCAAGGCGTCCAATATCTATTTCAAGCTGAGTCTGTTTCTTTTTCTCTTCCAGCTTAATTGTCTGCCGCTGTTCTTTTGTAGGCTTCGGATTTACTGTTTTGGGAGCGGGGCCGTCGAGAGAAGAAATTTGACTCGGCGTGTTGTATACGACTTGACCTTCAGTGATACGAGGTGCAGTGACTCCCCTGTTTACAAAGAGAGCGTTGACGGTAGAATGATTTCCATTCATGGCGTCTTTGTGAATCAGTGAGTTGGTAATCGGACCAATACGCTTGTCAGGAAGGGCACCCGTATAGTTCTCTTCCAAAATGTCACCGGCATTATCTACACCAACACCAGCGTGACCCATCCAAGCTTTTACTGCATCGCGTGGAAAATTGTATTCACGAAGAAGCTGACGAGCCAATATCTTACGAATCGATTTGTGATTGCCACCCGCTTTTTCAGGAAGCTGATCCCGAAAGCGTTCTTCAAGAGGGTTTTTTAATCTGTCGTTCCACAACTTACTGACTTTTGTGGTCGTAGTATTGAAGATGTTCTTTGTTGCAGGGTTTTGTCCGGGAGAGTCTTTCTCCACACGTTCTTTAGCTTGTTGGACTTTAGAGTAAAGAAACTCTGCGAACTCTCCGGTGTATGTTACTTCTGGCCTAACTTTGTTGGCCTTTTTAACGCCGCGCACTTCTGCGATCATCACGCCGTCGCGCTCACCAAAAGTAATATCACCAATTTTGAGGCCGTCTTCACCGATGTTGGACGCCACACGCTGTCCCGTGTATTTCTCGTAGTAAAGATAATCACGAGCTTCTATGTCCATCTCCACGAGGACCATTGCATCTTTTCTAGGATCATACACCTCGTAGGCACCGACTCCAAGAGCCTCATCATACAGAGCATCTAGATCTGTAGAGAAAATTGTACCTCTCATCGGATCAGTGTTACGAGACTGGACGCCGACAAGATCGTGGAGCGTCTGTGCTATTCCTCCAGCACCGGCAAGTTTATTCGGAACAAGATTTACTCGCGCCACCTTTGTCTGTGCGATGAATCTATCTTCGAACCAGCCCCACTGCTTCCAGCGATTTATACCGGCTTTACTTGTAATAGGATCAAGTGCTTCGTTGAACTCCTTACCTTCGTAAAGAGCCATGTAAGGCTGGTCAACGTCAACGCCCTCATCTATAAGATTCGAAATCAGATTGAGGGTGTTGTTGTAATTGTCCTTGCCTTTTCCTTTTTTATCCTTGACACTGTTAGCCACATGAGACAGAGCTTCACGCACAGTAATTTGACCTGACTGAGCCTTTGTGTTAAAGTCCTCTTGTGTCAGGTTTACTGCTTCTCTTAGACCGCGTGGTCCCGCTTCTTTTTTGGGGGGTGTGGTGGCCATTTAGTATCCGAAGGTGGCGTCTTGAACTTGGTAGACTTGATTCTTGATTGCGCCAAGCTGTTGGTGTATAGATGCGTATCCGCTCATGCGTGTCATCATCATGTAGCGAAGAGCGTCGTAGGCATGGTCTTCAGCCTTTGTATCTACATCCTCACTGTTTGTTTTGGAGAGAGGAATACCCGCAAGCTGTTTAATGATGTTACTGCACGAAGAAAAGATACGCAGACGGGGTTCACCGCTGTATGGCTCTTTTGCCAGCCGACGATGAACTTCCATCTTTCCTTGAATTCTGTTTCGGTCCGAAGGCGTCCAGCGCACTCCTTGACGCATCATTACTTCTGCGATAGAAGGACCAAATCCTGTCTTGTTCCAACATGAGGAATCCAAAACAGTGTAGTGGGGTAACGGGTCTAACTGTTCCGCTTCTAATATTTTATCCGCCAGTTCCTCTGCTGTCAAGTGCTTTTCGTATAATTCTCTGTATACCCAGATATTATTATCCCAGTCGATTGCACCCCACAGAACACAGGACGGAGCCGCGTACCCATAGTCTGCTGCACGAATGCGAGGCCAGTTAGTCGGAAGCTCAAACGGTTCCACTACGTGTCTACTTCGTGAAAATTCGGGGAAGGCCGCTCCCTCCGCCACGTCCCAATCCCCTTCAAGAAGTCTCTTCCGCTCGACTTCTGGGAGCGACCTGAGCATCGCCTCGTACTGGCCGTCTGCAAGCAGGTAGGGATTGTCGGTCAACCGTGCCGGTACAAACTTGCGGTAGAACAGCGGTTGACCTGCTTTCTCGTGACCGTCAGGCCACAGGAATGGAGTCATTGTGTCGATGTCAAACGCAGCGAAGGGTTTATTTGGCTCGACATCATCTATGTACATCTTCTTTACCCACCAGCCCCCGACACCTCCGGGGTTGGCAGTGCAGCGCATGTACAAATGTTTTTGAAGTTCGGGATCAGTGGAGCGGAGACGAGAACGAAGGTAATCCCAAACGTACGGTGTGGGGTATTGCGTTATCTCATCGATACCTATCCAGTTGAACGCCTGACCCTGAAAGCGGGTCACATCCTTATCTCTGTCAAGGTACGTGAACCAGATCGTTGCACCGGATGGAAATACCCACGTAGACTTTGACTCTCTGAACTTTGCACCCGGAAAAGCTTTTGTGTATAGCTGGCGGGACTTATCGATGAGTTCGGTTAGTTCATCCAGTGTACGACGAAGAAGAAGGCCACGATGATTAGGATTGTGACAAAAACGTAGCGGATCAGCAAGAAGTGCAAAGCTTTTTCCGCCACCTGCAGCGCCTCCGTAAAGTACGTCCCGTTCTCCCGCACTAAGGAACTCAGTTTGCGGTCCGTCATTCGGCTGAAAAACGACTTCACTTTCTCCGACAAGGTCACTGATTGCATCCGGAAGAGCATCCAGATCCCCAAGATCGATTGTGGCAGATTCATCACCGGAAAGAGCTTTTTCAACCTTTCCCACTGTTTTTTCAAGTTCTCGCGCATATCTTCGCTTGTCTTCCGCTTGTTTAGTTGTCTTTGCGGCTCTTTTTTTGGCCGAATTAATACGCTTCTGCGCCGCACGTCGCGCACGTTCCCGCGTAGAGAGTTGATATGTGGCTTTTGGCGCATTGGGGTCTTTTTTGGGTCTTCCGCGCTTCCGTTTAGTCTCTTCAGCCATCAATTATGACTTCATTCTTTGGCGGAAGCAGTACGACGCCGTGGACAGCAGTGACATTGTGGTTTATTTGGTCCGGAGCCTTTGCACCTACCCTGTTAAGTAGTGATTCAGCAGCTTTGAGACGTAGATCATCACCGCGTTCGGGGGCGGGGTTGTCGATTGTAGCTACAAGACGGTTAGCTGCCTTGAGTGCATTCATCGAAAGTATGTCTTTTGTGCGTTCTACGATCTCATCGGCTAAATGTTTACGTAACCAACCGGCAGATCCACGGGAATATCCCGCATCTACGGCTGCAGCAGTGACTTGACCGCCGTTTTCAAACAGTATGTCAAGGAATTTCTGCTGTTGAGGCGTAAGTTCACGCTCTTTCTTCTGTTGTTGAGGGAGAAGATTCATCAAAACTACCACATTTAGGAGGATGTAGGTCGATGCCTCACAGTAGCCACGCCTTTTTTGTGTAAAAACAGTGATGGTGGGAAGGTGTGCTAATGTGTGAAGCGAACCTACGCCCTATATTATGGGTATATGGGTTAATTTTGTCAATAAAAAAAATTTTATGGCTTGACAGTTTCGAAATTCGACTGTATAGTAAGGGTATTACCCGCCGGGGAATAACTATATCCACACATAAGAGTATACTGGGGCACTGTTTTTTGGGGTGCCCCTTTTCGTTATCTGGCGCACTGTTTTATTCCCGTACAGAAAACTTCAAAAAAAGAAAATTACGCTGGGGATTACTAGCACATATACCGGTACCCCCCGTGGCCCATGCGCGCCCGTGCGGGAATCCCAATTTTTTCTCGGCGATCCTGTCCTGATCTTCCCCTGACAAAACAGTGAACATCTTGAACCGCCACCAATCCCGCCGGACGCAACAGCCGCGCCCGCCCGCCCGTGTATAGCATTTGCCATGCCGTTAAATCTGAAAGATAGACGCCGGGTTGAGGTGGTATAGCTTCCCCCGAACAATGGCATTCCGGATTTATCCAAAGATATCAGCCCGCCGGGATTAAACCGACACGCGCATAAAAAAAGGCCCGCCGGACTAATCCAAGCGGGCCAAGTGCCGATCCGAATAATATGGGAAAGACGGACCGGTGGGAGGAAACGGGTTGGCTACTTCTTCGAGGCTTTCACATTTTCAAAGGTGTTATCCCCCGGTTGATACGCGCCAAAGATCCGGCAAGCGTTCAAGATCTCCGGGAAGTCATCCGCCAGTATCTGCAGATGCTGCTCGTCAAGACGCACGATGGCGCTGTAAAGGTTGGACACGCTCCACTCAATCGAATGGATCTTTTCTTTTACGACGCCGGATTGTTCAAGGGCTTGTTTGAATGATTGAATAGTCATCTGTCTGTTTTCTCCTGTTTCAGACTGTTAGAGCGGGCCAACAGCGGCCCGCCCCTAAGTTTATGCCAGATCTACTGGCTGGCTGCAAGCCGGTACATCTTGCGATGGCCCCGTTTACCATTGCGGCCATAACGCCAGTTAGTCTTGCGTGACTGTACCGGGAGGCCGTGATCCTGCAGATCATAGAGATACTGCTGGACCGTCGTCGCCTTAAGGTCAACACTCTTCGCAATCTGGCTGGTGGTGAGCCATTTGGCACCGCGTAAAACAGTGATCATCGCGTGGTGCTTCTCGGACAGTGGCCGCTGGTAGGTCTTCCAATACTCGGCAGGAATGCGGCGATGCTTCTTTACCGGCGCACTGGTTACCGGCTCACCGTGCAAGTCAGTCATCGGCTGCGGGTCCGATTCCGGCAGCGGGGCACTATTTTCCACCGTATCCGCAAACAGCTTTCCCCGGATCTCGGAAATGATCTCTTCCCGGATCGATGCCCGCAAGGAATCGCCAAGGGTAGCGATCACGTGCTTTTCGATCTCGTTTCCAAGCTTCACAACTGCATCAAGGATGGCGTCATTCTTAAAGAGGCTTGTTTTACTCATGTCTGGTTTCCTTTCATGTTTTACCAGATGGCGATGATCAAAAGGATCATCAAAAGGCACCACAGGACCATTCCCACAGTGCGGTACAGGGTCACCAATACGGTCACAGGCTTCCCCCAACTAATTCAGGCTTTTTCTCAAACGTCGCCCACAGGTCGGATTCGGTCAATTCCCGGATCATGGCTTCGCGTTGCCGCTCAACTTGATGGGCCTTTGCGCCTTTCGTTGATGTCGTGCGTTCTTTCCCGTCTTCCAACACATAGGTTTCACTGGTGTGCGTTGACCAGTGGGTCAGTGCGTTATATGCGGCCCAAAGCGTCCGGCCCAATTCGTTCCGCTCTTCATCGAAACGATACAAAAGGTAATTCAGGCGCTTTGTATTGACCGCCGAGGTCTTGCCGGTTTCTGCCGCCTTGTCTGTTTTCTTGCAGATCGTCTCCGACAACATGTCGCTAAAGGCTTGGACCGACAGCGGGCTGTTGTTCCATTTCTTCATAACGTCCCGCGACGTATCCCAGAACGAAAGACCCTTGATCGCCTTCGATGTCATCGCGGCAGTGTCCAGATTCACCGTGTGCTTCTTCTTTTGGTGATAAGCTTTCTCACCGCCGAAAACCAAAGTATTCCGGCACAGGTCACGATAGGCACCCGAAAACACCTGAAAGGCCCAGCTTTTGTTGACGCTGTTGAAGATATCGAACCGGCAGCGAACCAGATCCTTCACGCCGGATATCTCTGACTGCAGATCGTTGAAGACAACCGTGCGGTGGGCTTTCAAACCGTTTTCAAACAGACGATCAATCACAGTCACGTTATTAATCGGCAGATCCGAATCCTGTAGCTGCAGCGCCTGTTTATGAAAAACAATGTCGTGCGGCTCCAGCTTGTAATCTTCATTGACCGGACAGGTCGGCATGACTTCCCCGGTGGCCTCATTAAAGAGCGCAACAAATCCCGGCATCCGCTCCGGCTCTTCGAATTGCACGTCGTCGATCTCGGACTGGCCCAAGGGCACAATGGCATCAATCGGAATTTTCCGGATCTTGCACATATCGTCATAGAGCGACAGGTCGCTGACGTTGTTGTGCTGGTAGGTGATGGTATCGCCCTTGCGAACGATTCCGGTGTTTTCTTCGGTAGGTACTAAATCAAACATGCCTTTTCTCCATCGGCTGTTGGCCGGTCAAAAGCGACCGGTAATGAATCTTGGCACAAAGGCAAGAAACATGCCAACAAAAAAACGGGGACGGCCCGCTGCTGGACCGCCCCCGCCGCTCGATCGACCGGCCCCATCGTCTCGCCGCCGATCCGACCGGCCCGCAAGTCTCACCCCGCCCCCGAAAAAAGACAGTGCAAGAAACCATTAGCCGGTCCCCAGTTTAGTGTCAGCCGGTTTGTCGCCGTTTAGTGTCGCCCTGTTTGTCGTAGCTAATAAGGCCAGCCAAATATCCCCGCTGAAAATCGTTGTCCGCCGGGTCGAAGTGAAAAGACACGATAGCAGATTGAATGCAAAAGATATCCCCGGTCGAGATGTCCTGCCGGGACGCTCGGAAGCCAGACAGATATTCTTTTGAAACTATAGTGTCGTTCATTTTGCCGCCTCTTAATGTGTCGCAAACAAAACGCGCCGGTCGGGTGCGGACCAACACAACGCACAAGTGGCGCACGATTTAGTGTCGCCTGTCTGTTCAGGACAGACAAAGGAAACACCGGACACTGGTTTTTCAAGTTCAAGGCTGTTGGCCGAAAAAACATTCAGTGCATCGTTACTGTGACGGATGGAAAAGCGTTCCCCGTGTTTTTGTTGGGTAAGGTTTATCATCAGCCCGATGCCCTGATGGGCTTTGTGGGCAGTGTATCCCCAAGCGGCCAGATTTTCGTGACGCACTAAAAGGTCGTCCCACAATTTCACATAAGGCACAGAATAGAAATCGCCCAAAACGTGCAAGCGGACGATGACGCCGCGATAGGTCGCGCATAGTTCTTTTATCTCTTCTTTTATGCGGGCTTCAAGGTCCGGGCCATGCTCCAGCCGATGAGCGAATGCCATATTGTTTCCGAAACAATCGTCCCAGTGGAAACAGTCACGCGGACAGGTCGCCCGCTCTTCTAGTGTCAACGTGTGGATAACGTAACCTTTGAAACGTCCCTTTTGGATGGTCGGAAGCTTGCCGCCATCAAAAAGCTTTTTATTGGTTACACGTTTAATAGCCCAGTGCGGATAGTCAGCGATTGACCGGCGGGCTTTCGGATACATGGTCCGGGCTGGTTTATTTACGTCAGCTTTTTTCATGTCGTGTTTTCTCCAAAACAGTGAGCCGTCACGTTACTGGATAATAACCGCCCCGGTCAATAGGCTTTATTTTCCCTGCCTGTTCTTTTAGCCAACAGGACGGACACCGCAACGCCCCGCCCTCGTCGGTCATGGCTGGCTCCTTGCACCTATCACAAAGATAGTCATGCGATAGTGTCGTGCGTTTGTCATTTGTCTTGTGTCGAAGCTTTGTCAAAATTTTGGCTCCCACAGAATTCCATTGTGTAACAGATTTGTCAGATGCCGCGCTAGATTGCGTTGTGCATTTGTCACTGGTTTGTCGTGCCAATCTGCGTCATCGATTTGTCGTCTTAGTGTCGCCAATTTGTCAGCTACATTTTCCAGACGCGGATCGTCTTCCGGTTCAGTCAGCATCGAAATCCGGTTCGGGTGGTTCTGCATGATCATACTGCCATTTCAGTTGGAGTTCGTCGTACAATTCGATCACTGTTTCACCGTGCTTGTCAACGAATTCTTGGCGCGTCATGTACGATGCGTCCTCTTCCATCTCAATTACCCAGTCCTTGACTTTACCCATTCTTCCGCTTCCTTTCGTGTTTTGAAATCGTAAGACGTACTGCGCTTGCCGACAGGGCCGTCAGAGACTTGCCACTCGCCGTAAGCGTACACAATTATCCAGTCACTCTTCTTCACGTGTCCCCACCTTTCTTTCGTAGTTTTCAACGTCAGCCACAGCTTGATCTATTTGTGTGTATATTTTGTCAAGGTCGCTGTCTGTCAGTTCGATATCTTCCAAGGCATGTTTCGCCTGTGTAAGAAATGCGCGGATGATTGTGGTCTGCGTCAGCTTGGCACGGTAACGTTCTCCGCTGCCGTGACACACATCACACTCAATCCAGACCTCTTCAAGGTCACCGCCACGGATGGGATCAGGGACAGCGCGTGTCCCCTCAACCTTTGCGTGGCCACCACACTTCCAGCACCAACAGCGTTCAACGTGGTTCTCAATCGTCCGCATCTCTTTCTCCCGGTTTGTGACTTATGTCGTGGTCAACGTGAATCGTCTTCAACTGGCACAGTCTGCGGGACATGATGTCGTTCACCTTTTCCCACGCTTGTTTTTCTGAACCAGCGTCAACGTCTATCGTTAGCTTGCCTTCGAACGGAACGCAAGTAACTTCAATATAGAAGCGTTTAGTCATGCTCACCTCCACTGGTATTCGTAGCTGTAATTGTACTCAGCATCCAGCCAATACCATGCACTCTCATAGGCGTGATGCCAGTTCGTGTGATAGCCTGTAGCTATGTCATCATCGGCGATACACTTCGCCCAATGATTGAGGCACGGCTCGTGATTGAATGGCAGTTCCTCAGTCATCGCTCGGCACCTCTTCCTCGCTGTCTTTCAATCCGAGGTGAGACATAATTTCTTTCTCTTCTACCTTGACTGGGGCACCGTAATCAAAATCCCAGAGATACATTTTCTTCACCTCTCTAGTGCCATCCATCCGATACGCCATATCTAGGATAGTAACAGTTATCAGATTATCTTTGAGTGGCTCGTAGTGACCAGACTTCACATTCTGATCCACAAAATTCTCTACATTTTCTACAGTCTCCAAGCCAAAAGTCATCTCTTCGTCTGCAGTCCCTTGATTTATAAGTGCGAAATAGGGCATGTGCCTCTCCTCTCATTACGTTGTTAATTAGTCATACAGGTATAGATCATGTCCTGTCAACACAAAAAAAAAAGAGAGGGACCGGCTAACCCACAAACCAGTCCCTCTCAAAGTGTTTAGTATCTTTTCAATGCGCCCGGTAGATACAAAACCGGTGGAGAAGGCTTACGACACCACTAGCCCCGCATTAAGAAAAAAGGAAGTTGATATTGATGTTACACCTCAAAGGCTTGTTACTGGTACTCGAACTACAATGAGGTAAGTCACCTCTAAATATTAAAGCCCTGTTTGCGACACTCTCTATCTTAGTACCGCAATTAAGTGTTGTGTATCCATCGCAAGTATTTACAGAGTATAGAAGGTTATCGACTAGATACGGATAATCTTGGTGCATACCGTTTTGTCTTACTTCTGATGTTCTGGGGAACCAGTTGACTTTAACCCTTAAAAGTGCCTTAAAATCTATCTTAGACAAGAGGGGGGCGCAGATAATATCGAAGTAATCGCCTACAGGATAAGGCTGACGATACAGTATATTATAAAAATAGCCGGAACCGTTTATATCATCGTCATCAGCGACGGAACGACTATAGTACATAGGAACAGCGTTTTGAAGATCATCAAAGTTCATGGTGCCTTCTGCACCGTGCATAAGTCTCTGATAAATATGCTGATGTTCTTCTTGAGACAAGAAATCATCCACAACCATATAATCTTCTGATTCTAACACAACACGCTCCTATTTGAAAATCTACCTTACGGGGTGTACCCCTGCCTCACCCCTCTTCGGGGATAATCAGAGTCAAGACAACGAAAACAGAACTCCAATATCCGCAATGTGATTGTCAGGACACCTCGTAAGGTATGCACAGTTTTACTACGGCCTCCCGATACTGGTCAAGCCATTTTTTGCAGTCGGCTTCACTTTTTCCAATGTAGACCGCTGACCACTTCGGATAATCCACACACTGCTTTGATTTCACAGCGTTTCTTTCTGTCTCACCGATCCGCACAGAAGACACTGGGGCTACGACTTCATGTCGATTGTTCTTTGAATGAACGTAAGGCACAAGAACGTTACCCTTGCGGTCCTTAAACAGCTTCATACGATCTTGGAAAAATTTAATCTTCTTCATTAACATCCTCGTCAAGAACTTCAAGGTAGACATCGATAGCGTCCCGAATCAAATCTGCCACGGCTATCTGTCCACGATTTGTCTTCTGTAATCTTTCTGAGTGAGCCGCCAGTCTGTCGTACTGATCCAGTGTCATCAGAAGATTGTAGGTTTTGGTTTCTTCAAGAATCTTCGCTGGTCTTGCCATCTCGGATTTCCTTCTTTAACTGTTTTTCTAGTTTCTTTCTTCGTTTATCGGGTACTACTCTTTTCCCAAACTTAGGTAACTCTCTAGCTATAGGGTTGATTTTATTTATCTTTTTCATAAATAGGTTTCCCCTATAGGTAAGTGTCTCTATTGGCGTACACGATTTGTCAAGCTGGGTCAAGCGACATTTTGTGTTTGACACGATTTTTATTTGGCCGTATTGTCGCGTTCTGTCTTTGACAAAGAACATGGAGAAACGAGATGACCTCATCAAGCTGGCTTCCGGGCCACGTTGAATCTCTTGACATTCCTGCGTGTACCACCGCCCGGTATGATTGTCCAGTCTGCGGCGCAAAGAATACATTCAGTGTAACAGATGATGGCCACCAACGAAAGTGGTACTGCTTTCACGCTGACTGTAACGTAAAAGGTTACACGGGTGTTACTCTGACAAAAGAGTACGCCAAGCGGGCATTCAAATCACCGGTCAAAAAAGAGCCTGTGGCACCCGCCACTCCGGCTGAGTTTGTAGTTCCTGATACTTTTGTGTCAGTGGGCCGCAGTCTCGACGCAGAACTGTATCTTAGAAAATACGGGGCGTATGATGCGTACTTGTCTGGCGCTGTCGATCTGCGCTGGGACTTCAAGCGTGGACGACTGGTTTTTATTGTAAAGAATAAAGGGAAGATTGTAGATGCGGCAGGGAGACTGATTCATGGAGTTGGACCCAAGTGGTATCGGTACGGTAGTAGCCGACATCCTTTTCATTGCGGTACACATGATAGTGCCTTTGTTGTGGAAGATTGCGTTTCTGCTTGCGCTGTTCATCCACTGGCGACGGGGGTAGCCTTGTTGGGTACAAACCTCCTGCAGGAACACATAGACTTTCTGTCAAAGTTTGAACGAGTCTTTGTGGCTCTTGACAAGGACGCCACTGACAAGGCAATCGATATGGTTCGAACACTGAGTACGAAAGTATCTACCAAACTCACTGTTTTACACACCGACTTGAAGAACATGGTAAAGGAAGAACGAGATGACTTCATACGATCCCAACTCAATCGATAAACACATACTAGGATTCTGCCTCAGTGCAGAATTCTTTTCCAAGGCGTCGAACACTGTGTCGCGGGACATGTTCACCCGTGAGATGCGAGACGTTTTTGATGCGATATCTTTTTCACACACCAAGTACGGAAAAGATCTGACCATCGGAGAACTGGCTATACTGTTCAATGATCGTAATCCTGCCATGCCTGATTCCAGTCGGGAAAAGGCACAGGAGTTGATCAGTCAGTTGGAGCCGGGTAATCCGGAAAACAGTGACCTTCACATGGATATGGTCCGCAACTTCTGGCTGCGTGATCGTGCGCGTCAGATAGGTGAAAAGGCCATCGAAATCTTTACAGGTGAAAGTGAAGAGTTTGGTGAACTGAGGAAGATGATCGATGCCGTCGAAGATGGCCGCATAGCCGACAAGACAACCTACAGCGAGGTCACGGATGATCTTGTAGAGTTACTTGACAAACACGGCGGTGCGAAAGACTTCCCTTTCGAATTCGACCTGATCCACGAGAAGATTGACGGTCTGGATCGGGGTAACCTCGGAATTATCTTTGCCCGTCCAGAGGTAGGTAAGACTACGTTCTGCTGCTTCCTTGCGGCGTCGTATGTACGTCAAGGATTCAAAGTAGTGTACTGGGCCAACGAGGAACCTGCCGAAAAGATTAAGCTGCGTCTTATCCAAAGTTACTTTGCGGTCACTCGCCAAGAACTTGAAGAACGGAAGCACGAACTTACTCAGCGGTACATAGATGAGATTGCACCTTACTTCCGGATCATGTCGGCAGTTGGCACGTCAATGGAAGAGGCTGACGAGTTTATTAAGCTGAACAAACCAGACATCATCTTTATGGATCAGCTTGATAAGTTCCGGATCAACGGTGAATACAACCGTGGGGACGAGCGTCTCAAGGAGACATACGTTCTTGCGCGAGAGATAGCCAAGCGTAACGGCGCACTTGTATGGGCTGTCAGCCAAGCGTCAAACGATGCACACGACCGTCAATTTATTGACTATGCCATGATGGATAACTCTAAGACCGGTAAAGCCGGTGAGGCAGACATCATCATCGGCATCGCCAAGACAGGAAGCAGTGATGTGGAAAACACCATGCGGTTTCTCTGCATCTCAAAAAACAAGCTGAACGGATGGCACGGAGCCATCAACACTCAGATCGACGTTCAAAAGGGAGTGTACTACTAATGAATGTACTGACCTTTGACGTTGAGACGACACACGTCGAGAAGAGGGGCGGCGGAACCACACCTCTGCCTTACTTTGGAAACAACCTTGTGTCGATAGGCTACAAATGGCTGAACAGTACCGTGACCTACGACTGCTACTATCACGCTACAGAACCGCCGACTGAGGGTGCATTTGATCTCTTTCAGTTGGCCCTAAACCACGCCGATATTGTTGTAGGTCACAATATCAAGTTTGACATAAACTGGATTCGTCAGTGCGGATTCGTTTACAATGGAGCGTTATATGATACGATGGTTGCGGAATATATTCTGGCCCGATCACAAACTTGGCCTCTTAGCCTTGCTGCTATTGCAGGGAAGTATGGTGGCACCCAAAAGGAGAAAGACCTTGTTGCGGACTATCTTAAGGATGGGTACACGTTCTACGAGATACCGTGGGAGATCGTACGAGAATACGGAATAGCAGATGTCATGGCCACAGAAGAGGTGGCTCTTGAACAGCTAAAGGTATACGACACTACATTTGAGGAGATAATCAGTGAGCCTAGTGCCAACTCTAAAGCTGTCGCTTGAGATGACAGATGTTCTGTCGCAGATCGAACACAACGGTCTGCGTGTGAACCTCGACACTCTTCATAAGATCGAAGAGCAGTACAAAGAAGAACTTGTGCAGGTAGAAGAAGAACTGAACCAAATGGCCCGTGATGCTGTTGGGGATTGGCCTATCAGCCTGACAAGCCCGGATCATCGTTCGATGCTGATGTATTCGCGTGTCGTAAAAGACAAGCCGCAGTGGAAGGCACTGTTTAATCTTGGCATGGAACAGCGCGGTGCGACGATGAAGCCAAAGCAGCGCACGTTCATGACACCTAAACAGTTTCGCAGATCAGTGAGTGATAACACCAAGATATTTTACAAAGCAGTGGGATCACAATGCACTGATTGTCGCGGCGAGGGCCGCTTCAATCCGCTAAAGAAGGATGGCACTGTGGGTAAGGCAGTGCGAATCTGTCGTTCCTGTGATGGCTCCGGCGTCATCTATCGTTCCACCGGAGAGGTGGCTGGATTCAAGATGATTCCTCGGAATGTTCGTGACGTGGCTGCTGCCGGGTTCAAAACAGACCGCGAGACTCTGGAAGAACGTGCCCTCGAACTGTCCGGTGCAGCCCGTGTGTTCGCTGAAAAGTATGTTCGATACAATGCGTTGCGTACCTACCTTAACACTTTTGTTGAAGGTATAAAAAACAACGTTGACGACAAGGGCTTCATTCACCCTGAGTTTATGCAGTGTGTTACGGCGACAGGTCGTCTGTCATCTCGTAACCCAAACTTCCAGAACATGCCTCGTGGCAACACCTTTGAGATTCGTAAGGTAGTCGAGAGCCGGTTCGACGGGGGAAAGATCATTGAGGGTGATTACTCTCAGCTAGAGTTTCGTGTAGCTGGTTTCCTTGCCAACGACGCACAGGCGTACATTGACGTGCGTGAAGGAACGGACGTACACAACTTCACTGCTTCAATCATCGGATGCAGCCGTCAAGAGGCAAAGGCACACACGTTTAAGCCTCTTTACGGCGGCACAAGCGGGACACCCGCACAGCAGGAATACTATCGTGCATTTAAGGAAAAGTATGAGGGCGTCACAGAATGGCACGAGGAACTCCAGAAACAGGCTGTAGAGAAAAGAGTGGTTACCCTACCGTCAGGTCGTCAGTACGCCTTCCCTGACGCACGGTGGACGAACTACGGTACAGCCACGCACCGTACCTCGATATGTAACTACCCCGTCCAAGGATTCGCCACTGCTGACCTTCTTCCGGCAGCTTTAGTGTCGCTACAAAAGAAAGTCCTTGACGCAGGAATAAAGAGTGTGATTTGTAACACTGTGCATGATTCGATTGTGATGGATGCACACCCAGATGAGTTTGACACCTGTGTTGAACTTATGAAAGACGCCATGCTGTCGTTGCCTTTTGAGACAATGCGTCGGTACGGCGTCTCTTACAACATGCCTGTTGGCATTGAAATCAAAGCCGGAAAAAATTGGCTTGACTTGGAACAGGTATTTGGATAAGATCAATCTACCACCTGACGATAAGGAGTTAAGGATCATGGATGGGAATGAACTTATGGAAGTAGAAGACTTTGGTGCAATGGCCACGGCGTTTCGTAACGACGAGGTAGACGCACTGATGCAGATGACCGGACAGGGCGCTGTCCAAAAAGAGAAGGTTGGCCTTCCTCGTCTTAACATCAACTACGAAGCTGAGACAGAAGACGGCAAGCCCCTCACTCGTGGCTCATGGAAGATGTACCATGAAGGTCGTTTCATTTACTCAGATAACGTATCTGTACGGCCACTTCTTCGCACGTATGAATACAGCCTTTGGGATGCTACCCTCAACGAGGGGCGTGGTGGCTTTGCCGCTAAGTCTGTCCAAAAGACTGGGTTCGGCGGTACTTTTCCCGATAGCACTGGCGGCAACAAGTGTGGCCGTCTGACTCGTGACGAAGAGAACGCTCTCGCCAAAGATGATGCAGACTATCTCAAGTCTAGGGATGTTGTCTGTAATCAGGTTATCTACGGACGCATCTCCGGCACCTTTACGGATGCTGACGGTGTAGAGGTAGAGATTGCAGAGGAGCCAATGATCGCTTACTTCAAGCGTTCCGGTTTCAAGCCAATCGCTGACTTTATCGATGGCCTGACTAAAAAGAACCTTCTTATGGCGCAAGTAGTCATGAACTTGACCACTGCCAAGAACAAGAAGGGCAGCGTAACTTACTGGACTCCGGTAGCCTCAGAGGGTGATCGTGTCACAATCAGTGAAAGTGACAAAGATCTGTTCACTCTTTTTGCGGAGACTGTAAAGGCACACAACGATAGTGTGATGGCAGACTATCGTGAGGCCAAGAAGGCGGCGTCTTCTGATGAGGACGTTGATCTTGCAGCGGCGTTTAACGATGCTGACGCTGCTTAAGATCCAAGACTTTATGTCGAGGGCACTGCGGGGGGACACTGATGTTCCCCCGTCAGTTCTTAAAGAGTTCGCAGAGGACTGCAGGGCATCTACCGCAGATCAGATGGCCCGTACAAAGCGTGAATGGCGCTTACGTATGTCTGGCCTTGGCCGTCCTGTGTGTCAACAGATACTTGACAAACACGGCGTCGAAGAGTCGATGTCGTACAACACTCTTTTCAGATTCCTGTTTGGCGATATCACTGAAAGTATCGTCATGCTGATCATGAAAGAAGCAGGTGTTGACGTTGTAGACTATCAGCGTCAAGTTGAGTTGGATCTTGACGGTACTGTCATAAGGGGTACGCTCGACGTTATCCTGCGTGATGAGACTGGACAGGAAAAGGTGTGGGACATCAAGTCTGCAAGCGACTATGCCTTCAAACAGAAGTTCACTGGTTTCGACGGATACGAGGGGATTAAAAGAGACGATCCATTTGGCTATGTCATGCAGGGCTTTTTGTACTCAGAGGCAGTGGGGCTTCCATTCGGGGGATGGATTGTCGTCAATAAATCAAGCGGCGAGATAGCTGTCGTAGAGGTTCCGGACTGGTCACAGGATGACAAGGACGAGTATCTCAAGGAAGCCAAGCGCCGTGTCAAACTATTGTCAGATCCAAATGTCAAACCAATCAAGCCATATCCTGACACGTTTGAGACTTACAAGCGTCAAGGTGAAGTGATTCGTACAGGCAATAAGGTTCTGGCAAAAGAGTGCAATCTTTGTGGGTACAGGCATCACTGTTGGCCTGACGCACAGATTCATCCGAAGGTTACATCTGCGGCAAAGAACCCGCCAAAGGTGTGGTACACTCGGTTGAAGAAGAAGGAGATGTAAGCCCGTGCCTTACATATTCGTCAGAGATTACTCGCAAGAACTGTTTGATCTTAACGATGACATGTATCATGTGATCATTGAGTCTCACAAAAAAGTAGGGGGAGAGCGTAAACTAAAACGGATTCGCCAAAGTGATCGCGCTCTTCCTCTTACTTTGCGAGAAGACTTTTCAGATTTGGGGCATCTCTCTGCAGAGACAGAGAGCAGAGACATACGCCTCATTGAAGAAGAAATCAGTAAGATTAGTATACTTTCACAGTCTGGAGTTAATGTATGCGTTCCTTTGAGTCCTCTGACAAACGAGTTGGACTTCCTCGCAAGACTGTCCCCGAAGGTCGCGGGGTACGTTCTCAAAAGGCTAGGATCGGTAGGAATGGTTCTATGAAGGCATCCTCTGCTCGTAAAGCTGGGTTTCGTTCGGGGATAGAGTTGGCCATTGCCAGATCACTGACTTCTAAGGATGTTTCCTACGAATACGAAAAAACGAAACTAACTTACATACCCAAGCCCCGCACCTACGTACCTGACTTCTATCTTCCTGAACAGAAGATCTTTATTGAAGTCAAAGGGTATTTTGATAAGGGTGACCGTGTAAAGATGCAGCTTATTAAAGAGCAGTTTCCCGACCACGACATCCGCATAATATTTCAAAATGCACGAAATAAGATATACAAAGGCAGTAAGACTACCTACGGCGCTTGGGCCGACAGACATGGATTTATGTGGGCCGAAGGCTCTGTACCAGAGGAGTGGTTAAAGTAATGGCCGTAGACGAAGTAGAACTAGAAAAGGCGTCACTGCTTCCTGAGAGGTGGTACATCATAATGAGGTCGGATGATGAGAATAACTTTTATCTTTCCGCCTATGACACCACAGAGGATACCGAAGAATTCAGTGAGTATTTTGAGACAGGTGAGGTTATTCTGAACGGAATCCTCGAACTTGTGGAGAACGATCTGGAACGAATCGGTGCAGCGGGCCTCGCAAGAATAGCGTTCAGGGAAGAACAGGAAAGAATGATGGAGTATGTCGAGGAAGAAGAGGGTCCATCTATTGAACACCTTTCGGATTCGAACATAGTCAAAGTAACCTTCGGAAAGAAACAATGATCAGAGATAACTGGAACCTCAACAACTACCAGATGCAAGCGCGTAAGTTTGCCATCTATCCCGAATCTTCTAAGGTGACGTACCCCGCTCTCGGTTTGGCCGGAGAGGCTGGTGAAGTTGCGGACAAAGTTAAAAAGATCATCCGCGACAAGCGCGACGACGCTCGGTTCAAGGGGGAAATCGCAAAAGAAATCGGAGATGTCTTGTGGTATTGCGCCGTGCTTGCAGACGACTTGGGCTTCTCCCTACAGCAAGTTGCAGAGATGAACATTTATAAGTTGAAGTCTCGTAAGGTTGCCGGTACGATTGGTGGCAGTGGAGATGATAGATGAGACACGAGGCGTACATGAAAATGAAGACAACGGAAGAAGACGAAGAGAAGTTGTTGAACGAGTTTTACGCGGAACGAGCCGACATGGTGAACAGTCCGCCGCACTACAATCAAGCAGGGATTGAGTGCATCGACGCTATCGAAGCTGCCACAGGTGACGGCTACGAGTATTACCTGCAAGGAAACATCATGAAGTACCTCTGGCGCTATCGTTACAAGAATGGCGTTGAAGACCTGAAAAAGGCACAGTGGTATCTTGGTAAGCTAATTGAGGAGACAAGTAATGAATAATATGCTACCGACACCATACCAACAGTTTATCCACAAATCGCGATACGCTCGTTGGATCGATGATGAACAACGCCGGGAGAACTGGGATGAAACAGTATCTAGGTATGTTTCTTTTATGGATAGCCATGTGCGTGACAACCACGGCTATAAGCTTCCT